TTTAATGGCATTAAATACGACTTGTATAAATACGCTGATGGCAAGTTTGCAACGGTAGATGGAGATGTTAGGCTAATAAAACTTGAATAATGAAGACAACCTTAATAAACCTTTTGCACCTTGGATGGGAAAAGATAACGTATGCCATTTGTTGCGGATGGATATTTTCATTCTTTGTTCCTATTAAGGGATTTTTGATATTTACGGTATTTGTTGTTTTTGCTGACATGGCAACGGGAATCCTCGCAGCAAAAAAGGAAGGGCAAAAGATAAATAGTCGTGGGCTTTATCGTACCATAGAAAAAATAGTAGTGTATTTTTGTGCTATCCTTATTTTCGAGGGTGCAAGAAATACTTTTAGCCTTCCGTTCAACATTACATACATGGCAGCGTTTTTAATTGCAACCGTGGAACTTTATTCTATTTCGGAAAATATAAAACGCATCACTGGTGTAAATCTTGGAGTTTTAATAACACGTTTTTTTAATCGTTAAGCCAATGGAAAAAATTATCACTCATTCAATGATTTTAGAAACTTTAAAAAAACATAATATGCAGACTAATTTAAAAGATGCCCTTAAAAATGCAGATGGAATAAAGTCACCAATGGGCGACGTGGCTTGTTACTCAATGAACTTTGCGGAACTTGCAAGTGAAATCAATGTTCATTTGGAAGGCAACAAAGTTAGGTTTACTTGGAGAGAATATATCCAACTTGCTCAAATCATTTGGGATAAAATCAAGGAGACAAGCCGCGAATGTGCTGGAAAAGAGATTTCGGTTAGTTTACCGCCAAAATTTTCTATAATTTCCGCAGCATTTTCCCTTATCGGGTTTAAATTATAGGCGCAGACGATTCGCTACCTTAGTGCCAAGGGGAGTTGATTAATTTCTTCTCCCCTTAAAAATATAAAATATGAAAGCAAATGAATTTTTAATATGCCTTGATGCCGGGCATGGTGGCATGAGAAACGGAACAGGCCCAGAGAAATATGTTACCTATCCTTCAAAGTGCTACCAACATCGCACAGGCAAGTTTCATTCCTATGGATGGTTTTTTGAGGGAGTGTTTAATCGCTCATTAGCTAACTATTTAGAGCAGTACCTTCTTGACTATGGCTTTAAAGTTAAAAAGATATACGAGCCTATCAATGACACAACATTGAATAAACGCTGCCAACTTGCCAACTCCTACGCATCTGTAGCTAAACACTCTGTCCTTGTTTCTATTCATGGCAATGCAGCCGCAGCAACAACTGCCAGAGGATGGGAGATATTTACATCACCTGGACAAACGAAAGCGGATCTGCTTGCGACTTGCATCGGGGAGCAGGTAAAGAGTAGTACACCAGGCTGGGTGCATAGAGCTGATTATTTAGATGGTGATTTAGATAGGGAGGCAAGGTTTACTATGCTTACCGGTGTATCAATGCCTGCGGTGTTGTCGGAGAATGGATTCTTTACCAATTATTCTGATGCTGGTTTAATGATTGATTTGTCTTGGCAGCAGAGTATTGCTAAAGCGCACGCAAAGGGCATCTTAGACTACGCAGTACAGCAAGGTGTAGTGTGGGAATAAAAAAGGCGCAAGTATTTCTCTTGCGCCTCTTAAACACCTTAAACATCAACAAACACTAATTAACAACTATATCCTCTAACAACTTATTCAATAATCTAACGGCTGATTCTTTTACATCTTCTTTCTCGTTGTTTATTTTAACTACTTGCCATAACAAAGATACCATTCTTTCTGGATTCATATACTGGTAAAATTGTTTGTTTCTTTCATCTTTCGAATTATAAAAAGATACAAGTGTTGATGCGGAGGATACGACATTATTTGTCTTAATTCCTTTTGGATACTTTGCTATCATAGCCTCACAAAGTGCTATTTGCTTTTTATCCAGTCCATACGTTTTAGCAGCCATGTGTTCCAATTTTTAAAAGTGTAAGTTTAGTTTTCTCTTGTTTCATGCGTTGTTCAATAATGCCCATGAACCATTTATCTTGTTTTCTCCGATCCTTCATTGATTCGGCTATGTATATTTGTTCAAGATTGTTAAGACGTTTTCTGATAACTTTTTCCTGTATCATTTGAAATATGCTTTTGATATTAACGCTAATTGGAAAGCGTCAATTTCATCTTGTGATAATTTTTTGTTTCCAGTCACTTCAAGCTTCATTCCTTTAATTACGGACATGGCATAATCCAATGTCCATTTGCTGCCTTTATCCTGTGGTGATATTCCTTTTACTGTATGGCCGTACAATTCCAACCAATCTATTGTAAATCTACTGGCTCCTTGATTCATGCCGACATTTCGACTAATCTTTGTTCGTGCCTTACCATCAACATATTTTCTAAAGGTAATATTCTGTAAAGATGAATCTTCTACAACTACTTTTATATCCGTTGACCAAGTCAGTGCATCCCTTGCCCAGTCAGCAAGTTTCTTGTACTTTCCAAAATAAACTTTATCCTCATCAATAATACACACGGCAAATCCGTTAAGCCTCATAGATGGGTCAATGCCTACGAATTTTGCCATAAGTTATTTTTTTATTTAGAAAGTTACGTTTAAAATATTTGCTTACAAATTTTAGCAATCCAATATAGTCATAGTATTTATTTTTATACTTCCATTTACCTAATGATGGAATGTACTCCAGGTTTTGTGTGCCGTAAGTCATAAACATGGTATTATCATAAGTAGTCCTACTGTAACCATCCCACAAATTAATACCAGATAGTAAATCATAGGTAATCGTGTCAACTGTATAACTCTCATCTGCATCATTGTAATAACGTCTTTCTAATAAGCCTTTATCTATCTTTTCAAGGCTCATGGTATTGTATGCAAAGAAATGATTATTCTGTGCTGGTAAATAAGCAACTGTTAGCATAAAACAAACGGCCATGGTAAACTTGATCGGCTGTGTGCTGGTAATGTTTGTTGTAGTCGTTTCTTTAACTAACCTTCTCCTTCTTGTCTTTGGCTCTTTTACTCCGATGCCGTATGCCTCTATGCCTTTCTCAATAAACTGTATTTCTAAAACATAGCCAAAGCAGATAATAGCACCAATGAAGAAAAACATAGCGTAAAACTCTGCACCAGTGCTTTGTCCTTGGATGCTAAACCATAACTCTAACAATGCAATTACTGTAGCAGCAGCAGCAACACGCGGAGGGTATTTACTGCGCTTGTCGGATGGGTTAAGAAAATCAATAAACACAACGGCAAATCTGCCAAACTGGAGCATTAGAGAGGCAGGAATGGATAGCAGCAGAGGAAGGGGAAGGAAGTACACGTTAAGAGCTGCGGTAATAAGGTATGTTAGAATTATACCTGTAAAAATAATCTTTGGCATTGAGGAGGTAATGTCCTGGAATAGCCATTCAAAGTTCTGATTGTTAAAATTCTTTTTCATGTTTGTGATGTTTTAATAATTAATGATAGCAAATATACAAAGTATATTTATATATAATAATAAAATAAAAAAAAAGTGGGAAATAAATTACTTCCCACTACAAACCACTAATCACTCCTTTTGGAAAAGTTCTTCTCTGCGCTTGTGCATCTCATCTGCTGGCATAATAGTTAACTCTTTTGCGGTTGTTTCAATCCGTAGTTCTTTAAATCTTTCAATAGCCTCTGCCACATCATTAGCAGCTACACTTACAATTCCTTCTCTGTACTTTATTATAAAGCGCTTTGTTTTAACTTCCATTAGTACCATTTTTTTAAAGTGTCAACAATAAAATAAATGGCATAAGATAAAGTTAAAATACCTCCAATGGCTACAATAATAACTGCAATGTCTTTGCCTAATTTGTTTTTTTCTTGTTCTGTTAGCATGGTTATCTGTTTAAATAGTTTTTACTTGCTACCGGATCTTTTCCCTGGTCTTTATACTTGGCATCTGCCTTGCTGGCATAGTCCGTGTAAGGCATTTCGCTGATATCATGATAGCAGATTTGTGCAATCTTCATGCCAGGATATATTTTAACTGGCTGTACACAAACAAGCTCCAGAGTCCAATGCCCTCTAAAATTTACATCTCCAAATCCTGCAGTCACATGAACAAATAAACCTAATCTTCCTAAACTCGATTTACCTTGTATAATTGGTACATGGCGAAGTGTCTCCGTATATTCTACAGTTGAGGCAAGGTATAGAATGTTAGGCTGCAAAATCATTCCTTCTTCTGGAATAATCATAGGAGCGTAGGCATTCTTCTTCCTGGTATCAAGAATATGGTCAGTGTACATTAGCAAAGTATTGCTTAGTGTTAAGTCAACACTATTAGTACCAATGTTTGCCTCTATCAATGGCTCAATAACAATGTTTTTTAATGCTATTTCGTCAATAATGGTTTTGTCTGTTAAAATCATTTGTCTTCTTTTTTATAAATTTCGTTGTAATATTTATTTGCATACTTATCGTAATGTGAATATTCAAGACCATAAGGTAAAGCCGACATATAAGCCTCCTTTATCTGCTCCTTTTCCATTTCTTTTGCTTTTTCTTGCATAGGTACAGGAATAAATACTATATTTTTATGCATTTCCTCAATTAACCATTCAACTGCCGTTTGTTTGCTCATTTCTTTAAGTCATTTAATTCTGGGTGAGTAAAATAAAATTCTGTCAACATTGCAGCATTTGCCATCAAGTGCGCGGAGTGCAAAAGCCCACTTTCTTCGTCTATCATTTCTCCAAGTCGCATGGCTTCCAGGTGACGCATAGCGGAGGCAATGACAACAGAGAAAGGAAAGCCTTTCTCCCAATTACCAGCAGGATACTTCTCTAAACCTTGTGTCCACACCTTTGCATATTCTCTTTGTGCAATGGCTGGGCAAAG